CGAACTGAGATCAGAAAATTGATCTGAAAAAGACGACGCGTTCGACTCTATTTCTAGTGAGCTTTGGGTTTAAACCATGTGCGGTACGTACTTATCTTTCCATACCTTCACTCGATGATCAAAATCTTCATCAAGAGTGCGACAGGGAAGATCAGCCCTAGCTGATACCTCCTGCATTTGTTCCCGTCGCATTTCAAAAACCTCGCGTCCGTGGAAAAACCACTCGCGTAAAGCTCCATCAATGTTCTGAGAGCAGACCTCCAATGGTTTGGCGGACTTAGATTTGAGGATACTATGGAGAGATTTGAAAATACTATCTTCCTCCAAGCTTCCTACAAAAACTCCCAAATCTTCATCATATCTATCTTTGCGCTTAAGAAAATCTGCGCGAAATCTAGACATGAATTCAACGGGTTCTGACTCTTTATCTGGCATAGTGAATACCATATCATTGGCCGCCAGAATGTTAGCCATGGACACGTGATTGAACTTATCGTATCCTACTCTTACTGATCCCTTAGCATCATCGCCATACGTCATCAGCGCCACAAGATCACGGAAACGAGCAGGTCGTGAAAGACCTAGCTCATTACCGATTTTCTTCATTTCTGCAACAGGATATACCTGGAAAAAACAGATGCGGTGCAACAACGAGTTGACGATGCTATTGATATATACGGTCATGTTCTGACCGGAGGGATTGGTACCTAAAAAGCGAATAAGCGTACCATTGAATGCAACCAAAGGAGTGCACACTTCGTGTGCAATCACTTGCATCCTCTGAATATCAGCAGAGGAATAGTTGCGGGAAAGCTGAGCAATCTCAATCATAATGGCAAAAGCCGAAAGAGTTAGCTGAGCAGGCATGCGTAGATCATACTTTGAGTAATCACCAGCTACACACCTATCATCGCCAAATTTAGCCATGAAACGGGAAAGTTCATCCCATTCGGGCCCATGAGCATTAACTCCAACAGCAGTTTCGGATATCAAAGGGTATAATGATAAAAACCGAGCTACAGGCAAAAAGTATTTCCTGATGGCATATTGGAGAGCGAGAGGCGCTGCTTGGAAAACACGCACCTTCTCTTTCTCAAGTTTAGTTGGCTCATCCTTTAGACTCGCACTAAAGATCATATTCATAATTTGGTTCGAATCGGCGCAAGCCAATACACGAGCAATTTCTGCTTGGATCTCAGGAGTGAATTCCTTAGGACAACTATGTTCGTCAGTTGGGGGTAGTTCAATAAGATGGTTATTCTTGGGACCTCCATTGGGATAACCCATGGAAGTCTTAGTGACCATCGCATTTACGAACCGACGACCTTCGATTCCAGAAATAGTTTCCTGGTGAGATAAGGGTTTCATCTCGGCACAATGCAATGAAGCATGTGAATCAAATTGCTCTTTAAGATCAACGACGTAATCGTCCATCGCTGTCTCAACCTGAGCTGGGTCAAAACCTATGGAGGGCTTAGAGCACACTTCCAAAGATTCATACCACGGTCGCCACCTTTGGCGATCAATTTTCCCATCCTCACGCTCGACTGGCAAAACAAATTTGGGAGCTCCATGTTTATTAGGAACACCTGTTACTGCTTCAACAATCTCTGAGATTGGGGTTTGCATGACATCCGAATTGAACGTAGCTCTACCTTTTACGGTACCATAAGCCACGACAGCAGGATCTCCTGAAATGAAGTTAGTAGGGCACTTGGTATGAATAGCAGAGCTAATAGCATAAGTAGTACCTAACATCGCGTCAGAAATTTCGCTCCCCTGTGGTGCAGGAACGAAAGTCGGACTGAGCTTCAAAAGCTCGGCATGACCGGCGACCAATTGTGGTGCTGTAATAGCAAAACCACAACCTTTTTTGGTCCCGGTGACACCACCGATGTGGAAACCAAGTATCTTTCTCTCACGAGAGT